GTCACTGCCAATAAGCGCAAAAATTGATGGGCAAAACAATACAAGCAAAACAAAAAACATCTAATAAACAAGTATTTACACTTTTTTGTATTGGTAAATGATTGGTAAACGATTGGATAATACATTCCATAAAACACCATAAAACAAGCGATTGATGGGATATTTACCGGTATAATTCATTACATATAGAATACGTGTTTATGATAACGAAAAGTGTTTATATTGAATTGAAAAATGATAACAATGTGTTATCAACAATCTAAGCACTTTTTATGATTTTTAATGATAACAAAATGTGCATGTATTGATTTGCGCAAAAAAACTATTTTTTAAAACTATTTTTATAGTTTTTTACCAAACTTCCAAATATGTTTAAGCGTTCAAATTCGCCATAAATACGTTCAAAGTCTCCTAACATATCTTTCAAATACACTTCAAATTCATACGTCTGTGTGTGGTAATTTACAACTTGTTCGTCAATGATATTTTCTGATATAAATTTCAGTTGAGAAGTCTTATCAAGCATACAACCTTCTAAAATATGTTGTAGCAACAAGCAGTAGTTAAACCGTTGCAAACCGACTTCTTTTTGTTCCGATATATTTGAAGCATCGGGTAATTCGTCAACAACTATGTGTATGGTCATAGTTACAATACGTGGATTATTTTTACCTTGTCCACTCATTGTATAGTCTATAAATATAGCCGGTAGCGAAAAATACTCGTACATTTCGGGTTGAAACGGTTGCGTTCGGTACACATCTATAAAAAAGTCGCCGCTAAGTTTGTATTTCTCAAATTGCGCTTTGTTTTTCTCTATTTGTTTGTAGAATGCAAGAAATTGTTTTACCATAGTTTTATTGCTTTAATGCCCGCATAAAACGAGCGGTTATTAAATTTGTTATTCGTTTTTCGAGTGTGTAACTCGTGCCTAAAAAACGTCGTGAAGGTATTGTTGTATTCATTTTACGAGTATGTGCTTTCACAGTTGTTTTATCACATCGTGTTTTTCTTTTACGTGTATGTGCTTTCACTGTAACCGATTTGTTGATTGTCCCACCGTCGTTTTGTATTTGTGCATACGGAACATCTGAACCAACAATAATTTGTGTTTCGTCTGCCGATATTACTCTTACACTTCGTTTTAAACGACCTGTTTTAACGAGTAGTGTATTGCTTCCTTTTCCTTTACGTGGTCGTTTACGTGGTTTCCAATTCTCTTTTGTTTTATCTAACCACGATTGACTGACAAAACGTTCCTTACTGAATTTAACAGCTTCCGCACCTATTTCTTTCGGTAGCGTTTTATATGTTTTTGAAAGCGCATCAATTTTACGTGCGAAATCGCTCAAATTTACTTTTTCCATAATTATATTGCTAATTCTGCCGAACGAACAACACGCATAAACATTTCTGTTATCCATCGTTCAAATTCGGATTTGTTCATACTATTGATTTCCTCTGATTTTGGACTATATTTGTCTATATTTGATAATGTACCTATATTTATTGTAACATTTTTCGTTTGGCTACCTCCTTTTATTGAATGTGCATCTTCGTCGGTATTTAATCCTGTTGTAGTTGCTGTGTAAGGTGTTTGACTTTCTGAATTGTCAGTAACTCCGGCAAAGTCTCCATCATTTTCGACAGCTTTTTTCTTTGCTGCGTCGGCAAGTACTTCATTATACTTGTTTGAAAAATCCTGTTTTAAATTTTTAGTGCTTTCAAATGCGTTTTTTGCTGCTGTAGCTCCCGATATATCTGCAAATCCTTTTTTTGCATCTTCCCATGCGCCGCTAAAATCGCCGCTAAATAGTTTACTTATTGCGCTTCCCATTGTTCCAAGTCCCAAAACAATTCCCTTTATTCTGTCTATTATGTAGGTTTTAAGTATCACTCCAAATCCTTTTATAACTTCCCATGTTCCTTTTATTATGGCTCTGAATTTGTCGAATTTATTATAAGCAACAACCAACCCGCCAATGAGTGCACCAATGGCAGTTACTATTATTCCTATTGGATTTGCATTTGCTGCAACATTTAATAACCATAGTGCTACTGTTTCTGCTGTTGTTGCTATTTTTAAACCTGCCAAAAGTGCTGTTTGTGCTATCAATTTTGCGTTTAACAGAGCTATTGCACCGCCAATACCATAAATAACGCCACGCCACTCATATATGAATGAAAATGCGTTTTTAAGTCCAGAAAGTACGTCAATTGCCGCATTTATAACCGTTGAAAAAATATTAGCAACGAAATTGATTACGGTAGATATTTGTTCTTTATGTTCGCTCACAAAATCACGTAGTTTTACAAAAAAATTCAAAGCAGCTTGTTCAACCGGTAGCCACGCTGTTTTAAGTTCTGCAAACATAGTCCCTAATTCTGTTTTTACGCTAATTGCTTCATTTTCTATTTGCTTAAACATTCCTAATGGTGTTTTTGCTAATGCTTCGTTTACGCCGCCAACACTACCGGAAACAACATCTATAAGAGTTGCTACACGTTGTGCCTCAGTGCCGAATTTTAGTATTTTTTCTTGGTTTTCGTCGAATTTATAACCATAGCGAGAAAGTGCTCCTACTTGACCGTCCATAACCTTACCAAGCATACTTGCTATGTTTACCGATTGCTCTTGTGTTGCATTTAGTCCGTATTGCTGCGCAAGCATATCATCCATTACCGGTATAAGTTGTTTTAAACTATCTGCTTTTGTTAGGTAAGTTGCCAATTCTTGCGCTCCTGCAAGTTGCACATCTTCGCTTATAACTCCCAATTTTTGTTGCTCACCGGCAAGTTGTTTTATGCTGTTGATTTCTGCTGTTGATGCACCCATCGTATTACGCATTACCTGTGCAAGTTTTGTTTCAGCCTCTGTTTGTGCTTGCGATAATTTAATCCAATCGTCGGCGGTTGATAGCAACCGCCTAAATATAGCGACCGTTCCGACGGCAGCTGCCGAAATCAACACAAAAGGATTTTTAAGCAATTCGATTGCCTTTCCCACAAATGGCACCTCGCTTTTTATTGCATCGAATGCTTTAATTGTATTCGACTTAAACGCATTAAGTTTCCCTTGCATATCGCCGGTAGCCTTTTCAACCTGTCGTTTAGCATTATTCAAACCTGCACCAAGTTTGTTTTTTAGGTCTATCAATAATTGTAATTTTGCTGTACCTGTCATTTTATTGCGTTTTTATTTGGTTTTACATATTTATTGTTGTATTATTGCAGTGGAATCGCTCCAGAAATGGGCGGTACCTCCAAAAAATAAGGTGTTTGATTTATCAAATGCCTTATTTTGATTTTGGCTTATACTTTCGTAATTCATTTTCGTTCATAATCCATAGGTTAAAGTTTTGTCCGGCATAGTGTTGTAATTGCCCATTCACTTGGCGTTCTATATCAAACCAATTTACATTATTGTCAATTCGTAGTATTACAAAGTCCGCTTGTTCTTTTCCTCCACGAATAGCGTTTTTAATTGAATTTTTACCTTGTAATGTTGGCTCTTCAAATTCTACTACCTTACCATTATATATAGCATCGGCGTTTTTATTACCGAATTTATCAATATACGATTGTGGGTAAAATTTGTGTTTTACATCAATTTCTATGTCATTGATTATGGGTAAAAGTTTCAATTTTGCATCTGCATCATGTTTTAGCAATGTGTTGCACGTTTCAATATTTCGGTATAATTCCTGCTCGCCGTGTAACGGGTGTATATCAATCGAATGTTTATCAATAAATACATTTACATACGTATTTTCGGGAGGTAAATGCAATATTGCTTTTCGTAACTCCGATTGAGGTATACCGGTATAATACGGGTGTCCTTTTGGAAATATCAATCCTTGTTTTGCTAAATTAGTACGGAACATTGGAGCAATCGGCGTTTGTGGTATTTGTTCCTTTGGTGTTACCTTTTCATCGTTAGGAACTTGCAAAGCCTCGCACCGGCAACCCCAACCATTTGGCGGGTAGTTTGTATTCCAAAAGCTATCTTTCATTGGGCGAACTATGCCATTAAGCAATTGGTGGCTTTCTCGCACCGAACCGTCGCCAACGGTTTGATACTGCAAATTCGGCATTATATCGGCGTTTTTCTCATATTCAGTCCAACGAGCAGCGTTTTGCGCTCCGGCAATTGCATTGTCGTATTCGCTGCGCATCCACGTTACGTTATATTTCTCGCCAAGTTTTTCCGCAGCTTCTTTAAAATCGTTCCACTCTCGTAATGTTCCGTTTTCGTCTCGCAAAGCAAGCGTTAAATCACGCATCTGTTGGTAATTCTTAGCTGCCGAAAATTGCCACACATCGCGTGTCAATCGCACAAGCATTTCGGCATCGGGCGTTGTCAAATCGGGTGTGATGTTGCCGTATGAATTTTGTACTTGTTGTGCAAGTGTTTTACCTGTTGTTTCAAGAACTTTGTTACTTGGTGTTTTTCCGTTGTAAATTTGATTTAAAACTTTTTTAAAGTTTTTTTCAATTTCATTCAAATACTCGTCCGGCAATTGCTCACTTGCCGTAATTTCAAGTTTGCTTTTACACGTTGGGCAACTACACTCATATAAGTTAGGGGCTACGGTTGCTGAGCGTAACCGAAGCGCAGCCCCTACTGAAAATTTGCCGAAAATCCTCCCGGAAGATTTTGTTGCTTTACACCGGTTATTGGCAAATTGAATGTTTTGCGTACTTCTTCTTCGTCTAAATCATAACGATTGAGTGCTTCGTATGTAATTTTCCATTGTTCGGTCAATGTTAAATCTTCGGTTTCGTCGAATTGAAATTGCATTGTTTCGTTGTTTATCGGGAAACCGAAACTTTGTAAAATCGGGAACAATTTGTCGTTGATTACAAATGAAATCATTCGCTTATCGTCAAGCGAAATTTTATCGTCCAAAGTTTCAATGTGTACTTGCGTTTGCGCTCTGTTTGCTCCTTCGTCTATAATTGTCGTACTTCCTAAAAATCGTTTAGAAACTTGTTTGTCGTGAAATTGCGCAGGCTCTAAATACACCTTTTCGGGATTACCGGCATTTGCCAAAGCGTGAACTTTTATGTCCGCGCCGGTTGGCAATACTCCCGATCCTGCCTCGCCAAGACTTTTTAAACCTGTTTCTATTCGTGGCACATCGGCGCGATTTGCAGTTGTTGCCGTAATAAGAGGCATG